ATTGTTAATTCAACTTCATCTCTCAAACTCATACCAAATTTAGTAAGAACGTCACCAGCACCTGAGTAACCATCATATGAGTTTACATACGCTTCAATAACAAAATTATCATCAAATTTTGATGATTGAACTTCTTCAATAATGGATTTTGTATTTACAAACTTACGTGGAATATAAGTAACATCCAATCCATATATTTTTAATTGTTCATTTATTAAATCTTGAACTAATCTCTGTTCAGATTCTGAACCATGTAAAAAGTAAGAATTTTTTGCCATAATATCATCCTATCATGTCAAGGGGAGGAGTTTCATATTCTGTTGCCATTCTTTGCTTGATTGAATCCAAATCTCTAATTGCATCATCATATATCTCTCTTCCATTTAATTCAATACCACCTGGTAATTTAGTTCCCCTAAATTTAATTAAATTTTGTCCCCACTGTCTCTTTATTAGTGCTGTCAAATATAATTTAACAAATGGATCATTATAAACTTGTGTGAATTCATCAGGATCTAAAGCACGAAAACAATCAATCACAATAAAGTCACCCTCTTGTTGTGCCCCCCAATCAAGATCTAAATATAATCTATCTTGTCTCTGATTAAATCTTATTTGTTTTTCTGTCGTTAGTAAATGATCAATATCCTCAAGATATCTTTTTGTCATCGCATATTGTAATAAATTAATTGAATTAAAATAATATAAATCATTTAAAAATAACTGATATTTTATACTAAACATTCCACCAGAAATTGAACTGGTATCAAATTTAAATATTCTATTTACACCAATAACGTGGTCAGGAACTGCTAAAAAATTAGATGTTTCATAAAAATTACTTGTTATTGTACCATACCCACTTACATTTTGTGTTCCAGTAGTTGTTACAATACCTACACCATCAGTTCCTTTTGCTGAACCTCTATCAATATCTTCTTGAGTAATTTTATATTTAAGAAACATTCTTTCAATACCGTCAAAATGCCTCTGATTAAAATATTGAATGGTATCATCGACCAAATCATCAACTTGGTCATCATCAACATTTATTTCCAATACTGGTGCACCCAGTTTACGGAAACAGTATTCAATTAATCCTTGTCTAGTTGATGGTTTAGCCATTATTCACCTTTGAGATTTGCTATTTGCTCTAGAAGTTCGTTTCTTTCTCTATCAAAATCATTTTTAAGAGTTTGTAATTTTGCCTCTAATAATACGTTTTGATTTAATGCTGATGCTAATTTAGAATTATATAAGTTGACGAGTACATTAACGTCCACTTCATTGTTTTGTTGCATTTCTTAAAAAGTTCCCCCGTCTAGGGTTGAAGTCCAATGTGGTTTGTTTGTATATACCACTGTAACAGTATTGGGCACAGATGCCAAGTTTTGTATAGCACCATTGTTACCTTCCTTACGTAAATTAGCAGTAGTATTAAATGTTCCTTCAACACCTATTAAATTTACAGATGTAGAACCAGAAACACCAGTCTCAACAATACCAAATGCTCCTGTGGTATCTTGTTTAATTATATCACCTGCAGCTGCGGTAATACCAGCAGATAGATTAGAAAGTGTATTTTTGGTTATTGCTGTCAATACCTGTTTTGATGTAGGTATAGGTGCTTGTGGACTGTTAGTAGATTGCTGTAATCCTTCACTGTCAAACCAAACAACGCCACCTGAGTTAAAGTCACCAGACTGATAGTAGATACCTTTAATATCAAGGAAACCTTTTGTTCCAGCAACTACACTGTTTGATATAGTTGCATCAGGAACATATGTCCATCTACGACTATTATCTCCGTGTGTTCCATGATTTCCAGCACCTTCAGTGCCTGATGCTATTGAACTATCATCAAATCCAAAGAAACCATCTTTGACATTTGCTGTTCCAACGCCAACATTATACTTAAATCCAAGTCCACGATCAGTGTTAGTATCAGTTGCGTGAGTTACTGTTATTTGAGTGGTTGAAGTGATTCCTGCAATTGTTGTTCCTTGGAATGTTAATGTTTTTGTTCCAGTGTTAACATTAGAAACTGTTGTAATTCCACTTAGAGAAAAACTAGGATGTACTAAGATATCATTAACAGCAATACCTATCACTGAATCAACTACAACTGTAGATGCACCAGAACTTATATCTGTCATTACAGTTCTTGTGCTGGTTGTATCACCAACCACCATAATCGCATCATTAACTGTTGTTGATGTTGAGTTAACCGTGGTTGTAGTACCATCAACTTGCAAGTTACCTTTGATGATAACGTCACCTTCATTACTTAAACCATCTGGAAATGGGTCAATGAATATTTTATTTCCTTGACCAGCAAGAGATGCAATTATATTATCTTGTATTCTAATATTACCAAGTTTAGCATTTCCACCTGCAACTACTAAATCTCCATCAATATTTACTTTAGTGCTAGTAAATCTTACATCTGCTCCAGCAAATCTTAATTCATCTGTTCCATTCTCATCATATTCAATAGTAGCATCAGAACTTGAATTTCCATCACTACCACCACCAAATCCAAGTTTGGTATCATCAGGTATCATTACCTCACCAGATCCATCAGGATTAAAAATTATATCACCATCTGTATCTGTTGATGATAAGGTATTTCCATTTAATGTTAAGTTATCTACATTCCATTCGTCTATTTTGCGATTGTTATCAAGAACTGCAACTAATCCACCATCACTATTTCTAGTGTTAGTAACACCTGTTAATGAACCTGGTGTATGTTCCATCATCGAGGTGTAATAGTGCCCCGCTACTGGATGAACATTTGTACCATCATCTCCTAAGAATATTCTATCCTTATATTGATTTGTGCCACCAAACTGACCAACACCAGTAACATATGCCATTTCACCCCAGTTCAAACTAGCAGGTTTGGCTGTACCCGATGATCGTTTGATTCTAATTATACTAGCCATTTCAGAAATTTCCTCCGTTGATGTCTAAATTCTGTTCTGTTCCAGGCGTTAATTCTAAAGTCGCATCAAATTTTTTTGTAGTACCATTAAAAACAAGAACCATTCCATTCTGGAGTGTACCTGCTATATTCACATCACTTAATTCTGCTAATGATAGGGTTTGAGCACCTGCTAGTGAAGAAATCACTTTTGTGGCACCTTGTTGTCCTACTCTGACTTTTATATCTGCCATCTAAAAAATGTATTCAGATCTAAAAAGTATTTATATTTACTATGATGTTATCTTTGATGCAAGATCATTAAGCATGGATTTGAGAGTCTCAATCTCCTCTTTCATGGCATCAAATTCTTCTTTCTTCAAATTATTTCTTTTTTTATCTCGTAGATAATTCATATATGCACCATTATCACAATTAATAATAGCACCTGTACTATCATCACGATAAAGGTTCTTGTGACCTTCTACTGGGATCATTTTAGACATTATTCTTTTAGTTTAAGTTTTCTATCTATCTCTTTGTTCGCATCTCTCTTACGCCTGATACCTGATTTTTCTAGATATCTATCAAGTAATTTTTTTAATCGTGCTCTTTTTGCACCAGGTACTAAATCGCCTGGTCCTTCTTTTGCTATTTGATCATCTCTCTTCTTTATAATTTCTCGTTGACCTTTAATTTTTCTATTCTTTTTTTGCTGCTTAGTTAAATCAGAGGATGGGGGCAAACCAAGATACTGTCTTTTAGTTCGTGACTTTGATGCATCAAATCCTCCAGTTCCTGCAAATGGACCTTTAGATTTTTTTGATTGCATGATCATACCAGCAGCACCAATACCTGTCATCAAAGCAGGAACAACTTTACTTCCTGTTTTGATAGCCATTGCAGCATTCTCGAATTGATTTTCAGGTTTATTCATTCTTTTTCTTGTTGCTTTATCAACTTTTTTACCAGTGAATGTGTCCAGATCAGTTGGTCTATTTAAATCTGGATTCGTTTCATTGTTTATACGTTTCTGAGCTTCTCTAACCTTTTTTAACATTTCTTCCTTAGAAGGTTTACTAGTGTTACTAATAACCTTTTTTTCATATGGTTTTCTTGCCTTCTTTGCTTTTCTTGATTGTAATATAGTTCCAGCAGCACCAATACCTGTCATCAAGGCAGGAACAAGTTTACTTCCTCCCTTGACAGATACTGCAATACTTTCTTGAAATTGATTGAATGTTTTCATTATGCGAGTGCTATTGCTCTGAAATCTTTTAATCTAATTGGAACTGATTCATTAGTTGAAATCATTACAATTTTTATTTTAAATCCATTGAATTCTTCCAAATCATCTATAGAGAATTGATATTCAGAAAATTCATCAAAACTATTTGCTGCGACAAAAGCATCTGGTCTACCATCATTTTGAGTAATATCAATTATATCATTCCCAAATCCATCACCTGTTGTATCATTAAGATTTTTATAACCAGGAAATGGTCTATAAGTTTGTGATACTTCACTAGAATCAAAACTATATAAACGATAAAATACTCTAAAGTCTGCCTCTGGTTGTCTACTAGCTGCAATAAGAACTTTAAGAGATGTGGCAGGATTTTTTAACGTAACAAGTTTAGATATGAAAACTGAACCATGAGGATCATTTTTCAATCCTCTCGCTCTCTCATCTGTTGCATAATTATTTTCACCAATAGGATTATTAATTTTATTTCTACCTAGATAGAAGTTGGAATTTTTTACATCTAAAACAGGTGATAAATTAGAATCAGTAGATACCATGTCAACATTCAAGGTAAGTGATTTATTTTTTGGTAAATTTGCCAATCGCTCACTTTCATTTTTAACAGATGCAACTAATCTTGGAGAAGGTAAGAATGTTGTTTCATTTAGAGTTACTGGTGTAAAACCTTGATCTATGAATGAGACTTCGTTACCTCCTGAACTTGTACCACTTACTGTTCTTAAACTAGTATTGACATTTGTTGATTTACCAGGTGTGATGACATTGAATTGTGGGTTGATTGAACTAAACTGATGATTTTGTGATATGTGAACATTTTTTCCACCAATCGCTTTTTCATTTGTAAAGCAGAGTAAAGCATCTCCTGTTCTATCAGATGCTAAGTTTGGTACGTCAACTTTTAAGAAATAATTATCAATATTATCATCAAATGTTGTAATATCAAACGTTGTATTAATACCTGCAAGAGAAATACCACCTGCTTCATATGTTTGTATATCTGATCCAACATTATGTGATACGGGTGTTGTGCCAAATTGTCCTCTGACTATTGATAATTTACCAGTTCCAACTGTATATGATACAATTTCACTTCCAATTAAAGCAGAACCCCTATCAGTTGTAATTCCATTAAAATTGGCAAATGGTGTTGTATCTGCAATCTCAACAGATGTTGTATCTGATGTTAATGCTGATGTTGTTTTGACCTTTACAGAATCTGGTTTTACATTTTTTACAACTACCTTATTATTAGCACCATGATGAGCGTGATTAAATTGAGTAACCTCAAATACATCACCTGTATTCAACTCTCCATTCACCGCTGATCCATCAACTTGTGATTGTGTAATAACTGACTTAGAAGTATTATTACTTGTATATTTTACAAGTTTGCGACCATTTGTAAATTGGGATCCTTGAACATCAGTTAAGAATATGGAATCAAAAGTAGTTCCAATAGATGCAATAGAGAATTTAAATCCAATACCTGTGGTTACGTTACTACTCGTATTATCAATAGTAATTACATCACCTACTTGATAACCAGTACCAGCACCATTAACAGCAACGGTATTTACAGAATCACCACTTAAAGTTATATCCACTGTTAATCCATTTCCACTTCCTGTAATATTTCTTGTTGGTACAGCAGTTGCAGAACTAAGTACATATCCGCTTCCATCAGTAATCTTTGTAACACCCGTAACACTTGAACCTTGTCCTTCAATTATACCTGTTATTGAAGAGTCATCAGGAACAGTGTTATTAGTAGCGTCAGCTTGTGATACCTTTTGTCCAATACCTAAATTTGCGTCAGTACAATCATTACCACTAACATTAATTTTTAATTTTCTTGGCAAGGTGCGTATAGGATTATCAGGTAATTTCTGAGTATTTAAATTACCAGCTCTAATTGGTGTATTATAGAAAGTAGCAGTTCCAGAACTTACAAATGATGCCTTACGTAATTTAAAGCATAAATCTTCATATTGACTTGGAGTCCAAATAGTACCGTTTTGTGATTTAAATAAACTTCCACCAATATATTGTTTTGATACAACCACATCTTCAACATCAGGAAGCACCGTTGAACGAACTGTTTTCTCACCCATGCGAGCAACCCACATTTCATATAAATCTGATGCAGGTGATAATATTACAATTGCATATTCTCTTCTTGGTTCTAGATAAACTGGAGATGGGAAACGAATTGTAGTGGCAAGAGACGCATCATCCGAAATATTCACTTGATTTGGATTTAATGCTATCTGTGTATAATCCTGAACAAGGAACCTTGTTGGTGTTCCTAATTCTACATGTCTGAGTTCAATGAATACTTTTGCGTTTGGATCTTTAGAAGCAAAATATAAATCAAACGATGTTAAAAATGCTCCTGTTTCATCAACAGTAAATGATTGAGCCAATGGATCTCTATCAGGTGCCTCAAAGAACTCCGTATCTGTCAATGTATTTACATTGACGCTTACAGTCGTTTCATTTTGTCTTTGAGGGGGTGCTGAAGGATTTCTAACACTTACATTACTATTAGATTGTGTAAGTATAACCCCTGTGCCTGTAAAGACTCCTGAAGCGTCACTAGCGAGTGCTGTTGAGCCAGGCAATGGTATTACACCTTCAGCAGCTGCAGTTACTCTAAATGTCTTTGTTCCAGATCTAAAAGTAATTGGTGGTCTGGGAACTGCATTTGCATTTCTAAAGAAGAATGACCCTATCAAATCTCCCCAATTATCAGATATTAAGTTTATGTTGGTAATTCTTGCTACTGCACCACTAGTTTCACCAATAATCGTTGCTCCTACAACAGTATATCCATAGTATTCTTCATTATTTGCTAATGCAGTTACATCAATATTAAGTAATTTTGATGTTGCAGAATAACTTGTCGATGGTGCTGGTCTTGAAGAATCAAAAGGATCAACCGTATATTCTTCAACAGTAACGGATGGTGATCCTAGTCCTGCACCAACATCTGGTCTTGTACTATCACCAAACTTATGATTTGGTCTCTGAATTCTCATATATCCTATAACTGGATCATCACCTAAACTTACTAATTCAACTCTGACATTCTCAAATATTGTAAATGAACCAGAAACCATTTCGATTTCAATTAATTTAGGGACAATATCTGGAGAAGCACTATCAAGATAATGATGATGTCTGGTTGCAGGTTTCAGACCATTTGCTGCAAAGAACACATTTCTTGATCTCATGAATGGATCTGCTTCACTATCAATTTTAGTGCTCTCAACATAATCAAATTCTCTACTTGGACCTTCTAAAACGTTTGTAAAACTTCTTTCAGTTCTTTGTGTTGTAGTAGTGGTTGTTGTAGTGACTAATTGAGCACTTTCATCTGCAAATTCTGTGCGTTGTCGTGTACGATTAACATCCGTATTAGTTTGTTGTGAAACAATATTTGCTTGCTCAACCCATGTAGCACCTGATGATTCAACTCTGTGACTATCAATATAAATTGTTCTTGCCCAATTATCTGATGGTGGGTCTAAAACAACCGCTCCAGCAAATGTAATTACATTAAATGGGTTTACATTTTCTACTCTTGTTGCTTGTGGTTGATTTATCCAATCAATTTCAGTATAATCAAGAGTAATTAAATCACCCGTTTTTCTACAATTTGTATCAAGTAATTGTAAATTAGAATTAAGGTCAGCAGACGCAGGGTCAATATTTGGATTAAGTGCAAGTTCTGCATTAATTGACCAAAAATCGACTGCACTTATTAATTCTCTATTAACAACATCAACATCACATCTAGAACCTCCATTTAAACTAAAATCAATAAAACTTCTATTCTTAAAGTTATTAACTACAAAACCTGTTTTAAATCTATTAAGACCATCAGCATCTTTAACTTCTAAAGTTTTTGTGTCTAGTTCTAAAGCACTTAGAGATGTCATTTCTTCTAAGTTTTCAATTCTTCTCTCTAAGGCACCAATATCTCTCATCGTAAAACGACGATTATCGAACATTCTTATTCTAGGACCTCTTACAGTATCATACAAATATGGAGGTAAAGTAATCTGAGCAACTTCCATTGCATTGCCAACCTCTGTAGGAGGTACAGGATTTTCAGATGATACTCCTTTTATTAATTTTACCTGTTCAAATTCATTGATAACAAGTTTATCAATACGTGGTAGGTAGAAACTATAACCAATTATAGAACTTTCATTAGGTGTTATGATAAATGGATTTGTTTCTTCAAACTCACGATTACTAAATGCAAAAGGAGAACTATTAGTTGCGGTGAATTCTTTAACTCTAGGTCTTAGATCTAAAATATCAGTTGCCCTATCATTTGATATCAATGGTATATCATTTGTGTATCTATCAGAGGTGAATGAATTTACTGTAAATAAATCTCCTTTGTTACCTGAAGGTACTTCATATTGATCAAATATAACTAATAATCTCTTTGAAGGAATAGCAGACTTTTCTTTTCTAACAATTCTAGAATAATCTGATATTTGTCTAGTATGTCCTTGATCCAATAGATAATTATCAGTTCTGTCGAGGTAGTTTCCATTTATAATTTCTTGTAAATTTGCAGAAATTGATGATTCTTTAAAGGATATATTCTCACCTAGAATAAATCTATTTGCATTTAGATATACAAAACTTATTTCAGTTGAGGTTCTTTCAACAATTTGTCCAACAGCTCTACTCTCTTCCCCTACAATTTTTTCTCCTATAATCGTTGCTGTATCTAAATTTAATCCAGATACAAATATTAATTTATCTAACACTGGAGTGACTAAAGTTTTTGACTCATATATTGCAATAACTTTATTAACATCAGGATTATTAAGAGAAATTTCCTCATCTTCAACTCTTAATCCATAGGCATCACTTTGTGTTAAATTACCATTAGTTGATATACCAACTGTTCTTGTAACTTCGATCTTCTTACTTCTAACATAATTTTTTGACTTACTTGTCAATCCAATCTTTTTAAGAGTGACATTAACTGAACAATTAGCATTGGACTGTGTTAATCCTGCAAATTCAATATCATTTCCGTTATTTGTTATTGTAACTTTATCAGATGAGAGAGGTTCAATAGACCCATCAGAATAAAATATTGTATATTTTTCAGCATCAAATGGTTCAAAGAAAGCACTTGTTATACCTGCATTTGCATTTAATGCGTCAGATGATGAGAGTGATAATGTACCTGTAGCACTAGTAGTTTGACTATTTACCTGAGAGGTAATTACTAAATTAGAATTAGATGCATTTAAATTTGATATATTTCTTCTAGGTAATCTAGAATATAATCCAGCATCATCAATATTTGATATTAAAGGAACTCTTACCCTAAAAACACCAGTCGTTGTGCCTGTACCTACTGATAAAACAGAACCTTTATTTACACCAACTACATCTGGAATTTGATTTATAGTAAGTGTTTTACCATCACCACTTATGTTAGATATACGATTAAATACTGGATCTGTAAATGCACCATGACTATAAGATATTATTGAATCTGTATTAATACCAACTCTACCTGCAAAATTTCTGCCAGGAATAGTCGCAGTGTTAACGGTGCCAGATGATGCATCTGATATTACATTTAATTGATCTGCTGGTGAAAAACCTGGCAATACACGATCATATAGAACAGAATCTGCTATAAAATCTGATGGTAAGGCACCACCACTAATTGTATCAGAATTTTGATAGATCGATTTAATGTCAAACACATTATATGCATTTATTTTAATGATAGATGACTTACTGTCAATTGTCTTTTCATTGTATATTAATTTTTCTCCAACAATAAATGTACCTGTGGTTGAAGATATATTAATTTCATCTGCAGCAGTAGTGCCTGAGACTTCTGCCAAATAACCTATAGCACCACTAGATAATCCTCTAACTCTAGTTCCTTTTGGTTGAGATGATACCAAATTTGTTATTTTAAGTGTTGTATATGTTTGAATATCATACAAGTGCAAATCAAACTCTGTTGATGCACCACTGTATGCTGAATCTGTAACTCCAAATGAATATACTCTTGCTTGTCCTATTTTTAATCCAGTCCCTGCAGTTGTGCTTGCACCTCTTCGTTCGTTATGAAGGTCAACAATATTAGTGTTAGTACCACCTAAATTAATGAACGGTGAACCAAAAACATTATTTACCCTTATTAAACTACCCATACTGAATGGAACAGATGCAGAGTTTACATCCTCCACATCTCTTGGTTTATCAATATCTAAAACAGTCGTACCAGGTAGATAAACATCATATCCCTTTACATATGCTTTACCAGGTGATAGTTTAACACACATGGTATCTTCTGAAGGTTTATTGCCTTGGTCAGTTAATTGATTTTCATTATATAATCCATCTGATCCAATTTCATCATTGAGTGAGTTTTGTAAACTGACACGAAATGGTTCTACAGCGTAATTACCAGATTCATCAAAGGTTCTTTTCGCAAAATATTTTTTTATCTCAGAGTAAACTGATGTATTTTGTATTTTTTTAGGTTCACCTTCTCTTATTCTATATAACTCTACAAAATTAGTATCATTAAAGTCATTTAATGATTTTTTTGTTAACTTAACAGTTATTTTAAATCTATCGGCACCTGGTGCTGCAAAGTTTGTAAATCCCTTTGCATTATCATACAAAGAGGGATCATCATTTGCATTTACAATCTCCTCAATAATATCTAATCCCACTCTAAATGATGGTTTAGGATTATACGGATCTAATATAATTAGAGACGTTGGAACATCTACAAAAACTCCACGTAAAAAATATACTCCTTCATTAATACCAAATGCAGAACCAGTTGCAGTAGCATTTTCTAATGATAATGTTAGTATTGTTTCACCAATATTTAAAGTTGTATTACCATAAGTTAAACTTTCTTCTAGAATTAAAACTTCACCATCGGGGAATGATTCACTTTCACTATTTGTTCCTGATTGATTATATTTGACAAATATTGTTGGTTCTTCTACTCCTTCATTTGGTGGTAAGACGTAATTTTTAATAGTTGCTACAATACCAGAATTTTGACCTCTTACCCTTGTTCCTTTACCATTATTATTAGATATTAAACTATCTAAGTAAATCGATACATCAATACCTAAATGAGATTGATTTATTTTACATGAAAAATAAGATTGATCACACTCTATGCCACCAGGTATGACCATTGAACCTTCTTTGAAGATATGTTTACCAAAGGATTCAACTTGATTTTGTATTATTGATTGAAAACCAGTTAATTCTCTTGCTTGAACTGGTTTACCAGGTTTAAAAAGAATTTTATAAAAGTTTTTCGCCTTATCAAAGTCGTCATAATAAGGACTTATATTTAGATTGGTCTTTTGTGGCATTTTAGAACTCTAGTACGATTTTAATGTCCTCTTTTTGTCGGGAACTTCTAACAATTTCTGGTCTGTTATCCATATAAATGATTTGACCCGACCCTTTATTTATCTCTGAATCAGATAACCCTGCTTGAAATCTAGTTCCCAAATTGATAAGTTTAGCACCTGTTGGATTAGTTGTTATACCTGTAAAATTAATTTGTATTGAACCAGAAAATCCAGATTCCTCTGCATTAATGACATTTGCATTAGTTGCACTTTCAAATTGATAAATTCTTGCAGATGTTGTTACACCAACACGATCTGTTTGATCATATGATGTTGGATTAAAATAAAGTGATCTATCTCTAAAATACTTTAATACTTTAGTTTCCTTGTCATAAGAACTAACATATCCTTTAGCAATTTTACCTGTATTTGGTGCAACTGTCAGTTTTTGATTAATTTTTTCACCAATTTTTGGTGCATTACTACCAGTTACTGTATCTAATTTAAGTGCTTGTAATGACGAAAAAGTACTATCTGTGTAAGTAATAGCACTTCCAGCTTTAGTTGGATTTTTTACAATACCTACCTGTGCAAATTTAGTGTCAACTGGAAAATCCTTCGTAGAATCATCAAATCTTGCATATATGATAACTTTATCAGTGCCTAATTCAGTATAGACATCATCACCATGACCCCTACCAGGTGGGATAATAGGGATTAATTTTGCTTTGCCAGTTGTAGGTACATTAGAATTAATTGTATCTAAATCTACTACTGCATAGGTGTATCCCTTTCCTCCTGAACTTACAACCACATTAGTTATTTTTCCACCTTCAACATCAATTCTTGCTCTAGCTCCTGTGCCATCACCTATAATATTGACTTCTTGTGAAAATCCGTTTGAGTAATTTGTACCACTATTTTCAATATAAACGTGTTTTATCTGATTTAAATTTATTTCAGAATTACCATTTTCTCTGACAGATCTTATTTGAGAATCTGTTGATGATGACCATTCATTAGGAACTGTAATAAACTCTGTTGAATCAAATTTAATGATATCACTAGGTGAAATTGTAAATAGATATTTCCATTTGTACCCATCTCCACTATTTCCTGCCTTAGATGGTTCTAAATCTGTAAAAGTTGGTTCATCCTGAGATACATTTCCTAGAGGATTAGTTCCTGAAGAACCATTATCAATACAAATATAAACTTTAAAGTCTGAATTTACAACATAATAGTTTGCATCATATAATCTATTTGCTTTTGTAAGAGGACTTTGATTAGTAGCACTGTAATCATCCCTGTAAATTTCATATCTATTTCCCGAAACCCAATCTACTCTTCTGATAAGTCTTCTTATGTTTCCAGATGATATTTTTTTACCAAACATCATGGTATCACCAACATGTTTACGATATGAAAAACTATCTATTGGTGCAGGGGTATTTGTATCCCAATTGGTTGTTCTACCAAATCCAACTAAACCAGCGGCTCCAGTGGGATTTGTTAATCCTAAAAATACATAATATGAATTATTAGTATTCTCTACTGACTCCACAAAATTATTTGCATTCAAAATTCTGAATTGATCAGTAATAATTGCTGACATCTGTACTGAGTATCTTACTTTTCTTTCTATTTATAGGGGTTAGGTTATAGAAATAATTGCTCTAATAGAACCACTGTTTCTGTGACCTGTTTCTCCTAGACCATCATAACTCTTTCTTTGTATCGTAGGGAAGGTTGAAAGTCCAGCATCAACGGTCAAACCTGTAACACCTATTGAGATAGGATTTAATGAACGTTTAACATCAACACCACTATCCGCACCATATAATCTACCCCAGTTTAATGTTCCTAATGAAACTGTAGAACCAGGTGAACCATCATAAAAACCCTCTTCATCAATACTATCAATCCAACTATCTGTATTAGAATGTACTTTACATACAATAGTTCCTTTCGATCCACCAACAGACATGTCAACAGAATCAACGATATAAACATTATCAAGGAAAGTTGTTCCAATACCAACTACATGTCCATCATCTGGATTAACTGATGTTAGACCATTTCCAACCGTTGTATCTTTGATATAAACTGGATATCCTACCAGAAGTGTATTTGCAGTGGCATTTGTAAGTCCACCGTTACTATTTCTAGTTACAGCATGAAAATCAAATCTTAGTGCTGAACCACTTTCTTTTGTGATACCAGTAATAATTCCAATATATCCCTCAAAATTGTTTATCCCAGTAATTTTTTCTGTCTCAAATTTAGGTCTCTCTATGATAACATGAGGTGGATTACTTTGTTGATCATATCCAAGTCCAGGATTTACTATATCAATATTAGATACTGAACCATTGGTTACTGTAACAGTAGCAGTGGCAGTGGTGCCAATACCGACAAACTTTTCAACACCTATGGGTGCCTCAATACCAACATCAACTATTCCAGAATATCCTGAACCACCTTCCGTCACAGTAATAGATGAAATGGTGCCTCCAGCACCTATGGTAGCAGTTGCCTTTGCGACTTCACCAATTTCACCAGATGTTATTAATGCATCAACTGTATCTGGAAGTGTAGAATTGTCGTATTTACCTTCATAGAAGAATGATTGAGCATCATCCACAAAAATACTATTACTTCCAAGTGTGCCTTTTCCTGAAGTCTCAGATAAATCACCAATTATTTTAGATGTAGGATAAATTTGTGGTTCAAGTATTGACCTTGACTTAGGAACTAATCTACCGTTTATCTGAAGATCGTTCTTTTGTTTTATCCACTTAATCGGTTTTTCATTTTTTTCATCAATACCTAATCCCTTGTAAATATCGGTATCAACTAAATCAGTGTTTAATATATCTTTTATAATTCGATTATTTGATTGTGTTGTTGTTACTCCAACAGTATTTGATTTTTCACTCTTAAACACACGTACAGCATCACCAATTTTTATTGTTTCTGATACATTTTGAATTTGAACATCAACACCATCAATTCCCTTATAGAAGTAAATGTCAACATTATCATGATCGTTTAGACCAGGTTGTGATTCTCCACTTGGTGGTTCAGTGAATATAAATGTTGTTCCTCCCAAGAATTGATAAGCTTCACCAGGTTTTTGTAATACACCATTTACAAATATAAGTAATACTGCATCTAAATCAATTAATGCAGAACGAGGGTCAGTTAATACCTTCTCAAAACTGAGCAATTCACCGTTAAAGAATAATGGGAATCTTGTTCTCTGCCCATCTTGTAATATTTTAATGTTATCAATTGCATCAATTTCACCAAATTGCCAAGCAGCAAATTTATCATTAAATATTTCTAGAACTTCTAATTCAAATTCTTGTATCGGTGCAGATAAATGTGCAGCAGTTACAAGTCCTACAGGTCTGAATTTATCACCCCTCTTAAATGAATAACCTGATCTAGATATCTCGAAGTCTTTAATTCCAAATAAGGTAGAACCAATTCCAACGGATGTTGTTGCTGCACTCACACCAACATTTAGAAGTAGATTTGCACCTGTCTCTGTAGTTGCTCCAACACCTAATCTAGATATACCCTCAACTTCAATATTTTCATATGTAGGTTCAGGTATGATTATTTGTGGATTTACATAACCTGTACCAGCTGAAGTTATATCAAACGATAGAGTACCTCCTACACCCACAGTTGCAGTCACAACAGCACCTGTTCCACCACCTCCACCAGCACCAACATTAAATCCAATTGAATCTATAGATGTAGTTCCTATACCTACAAATGTACCAGCAAATGGGTCTGAATTAGGGAAACTTGTTTTGGATACTGCACGAGGATATGGATGATTGCCAAAGAATCCATCCTTTGAACACTTGAATACAATTCCACCAGTATCAATACCAATTGAGTCACCTACTTCTAATCCATGATTTGGTATTACTAAAGTGAGAAGACCACTATGTGATTCGTATATAGCATCTGTTGCAGTAAAGGCATCACCGTCATAATTATCTTTTCTTATTGATCCAATTCCACTACTTACAAATTTATGCTCATATGCAATATCCGTTACACCTATTGCAACAGTGCCACCTCGATAACCAGAACCAAATGTTAAATCTTCAAAGAATTCAAATGCATGACCACCACCTTGATAGGTGTGTGGAATTGTACTGGCACCTGCTACAACCTCAAAAGTTCTTTCAGAAACTATACCAACAACAAATAATGGTCTATCGTGGTCTTGGAAGATAGTGGTTGTAACCCCAACATATCCTCCACCACCAATAGTTTTAACTGAATCAGTAGCAGCAGAAACAAATGTATGAACATATTGATCACCTGGAGCTGATTGACCAACATTAACTCTAAAAGTATTTGTTGTTCTATTTGTAATTGTTAGATATTGACCAGCAGCAGGGTCTGTGGCACGAGGATAGCAATGAGTAGTATTATTGCTATCTTTATCACAAGTAAAGCATATTGAACCTGTATCAAGAATAACAGCATCTCCTACAACTAATCCATGATTCGCAATGGTCAACACCAATACGCCAGTAGCAGGATTGTATGTTGCATTAGTTGGAGTTCCTACAACTGTTTTAGGACATACAAATTCTAATCCCTTTAATTTAACTGTATTCGGTTTATTTAATCCAAATCCATGAACATCATTTGTTGTAACTGTAATGATTCCACTTAGATTATCATATACAGCAGTCTGAATACCTAAATTAAATCCAGAAGATGTTCCAATACCAACAATTCCTGTTAATTCACCAGATGCATTTTTTTCTGCTCTTACCTTTGCACCAACTAGTGGAGCGTATCCTAAACCTTCAGTTGAACCAAGAGAAACAATTAAACCACCTCTAGGTATTTGATTTTGATTAATATCATCAGGAGATACAATAAATTGACCATTTTCTGATGTAATACCAGTAAATCTAATTGATGATATACCTGCGGTTGTATCTGCAATTATTTCATAGTTATTACCAGAAGTATTAGAAGTAAATGGTTTTTGGTATATACCATTAATAAACACAACTCCATTTCCTACTTCAATTCCTGCTGATGTATTTGCACCTCCGACTTTCAAGGTATAGTTAGTTGTAAGACCTGTGAAATTATCTGAAACATCATCAAATAACATGTTTGTTGTATAATCTTGTCTTGTAAAAGTTCTACCACTAAAATCTGCTTTTACGAAAGGTAATTCAGTATTAGTTTTTCTTGAACGAGTATTTCCCTTTGGAGGATCGATAAAATGAACTTTACTGTCAACAATATTAAATGAACCTCTATGTACTTTGACAATATCACCATTATTATGTGGTGTAGCACCAATTCCTAAAGTTCCTCTCTGAACTCTTACTGTTGGAACTGTAGATAACCCCTCAGATATGTTTAATTGATCATCTATTTTTCCACTTCCATCTGATGTGCTTGAAAATCCTACTTCAATTATTTTCATAAATTCATCATTTATTTTTAACACATCAAAAGTTGATATAGAACCAATACCACTTAATGAAAACTGAGTAGTTCCTGCCCCAATATTAACAGATAATGTATGAGTTAATGAAGTAAAAGTAACTGGTTGCTGTACAACGCCATCTAAACCAATAATAGTTTTAGATAATTTTTTGGTCATATTCAACTTATGAATATTACCAGAACCAGGACCTGTAATTGTAATTGCTATACCTGATGTTATATCCTCTCTTGTTGGGAATAATTGGAATTTATCTTCACTTATTACTTTTGCAAAGACAGTCGTTGGCATAATATCTGTGGTTAAACCTGCGTTATTAACAGTTGAACCAATTGATATTGAGGTAGCAGCAATTCCTATGAAAGAAGAATCAGGAGTATAAACCAATTCCTCATTTGTATTGAAGAAATGATCTGGTATCGTGAATACACCTGTTGATTTTTCAAGTCCTACTCCATCAGGATTAAACTTCTTTGTGTAAATTGGAATGCCTTGATACTTAAGGTCAAAATCAGTTTTATTTGCTCTTGTTCCTTCTAATCCATCATACGTTGATAATATTATACTCTGGTCAATGTTACCAAACCTTAATGATGCTGGAATATTGTCAAAATCAGACTCTGTATAGAAGACTTGATTATATGCTTGAACCTTAATCTCATCTGTAAATTCTGAATCAGGAACAAATTTTAAGATAATGTCATCTCCAGATATTACTGAAGTAAATGAACCGATTCCTGAAGTTGACCCTAGTGAAACGAATGGATATTGAACAACTAAAACATCCTCTGCATCTCTAATTGCTGTAACTTGGTGTATTGCAGAAGTTTGTCCAGTTGATACCTTAACTAAAGATTTGACTGAACTATCGATTGATTTATCAAGAGTTGCATAAGTAACATCTGAACCTGTTGCTTGGTTAAACGTTGATTCAAATCTTGCACTTCTCTCTGCTAGAGGAGGTTGTCCTTCAGTTAAAAATCTAAATGTTCCTATTCCCGCACTTGTTGTTCCTAAACCAACTACAACAGACTTAGAATCTAAAGTAGTTGCTCTATTATTTTCGATTTGCAGTTTAACTAAATCATTTTCTAATCTAGCAGTGATTATACCAACAGTATTGGTTGTAATTCCCGAAATATCATCAGAATAAATTTGAGATAAAGTTGTATTAACACCATCAAAATCAAGTATTATTTCATTATAGTTTATTTCCTTAGTTACTGAATCTTGAACAAATATATTTGCTTGCAATCCATTAAATTCATCTTTATCAAATTCTAAAATTGTAGTTGTATTGAACCCTACACTAGTTGATGAGATACCAACATTCGCACTAATTAAGTTTATGCTACCAATAACATTTGTACTTATTCCAGAAATATTATCATCATAAAATGTTTTTAATATTTTTATGTTATGATCTTTCGTAAACTTTTCAACTGGATTAAATAATAAGTTATTTGTAGTTCCTATTTCTGTCTCAAAATCACCAAGTTTTAGATTACTATCAATACTATCTAAACCAACTCCAGTGGTATCACTTGTTTTTTCAAGTAAAAATATTTGCTCTTCTTTAGTTAATACAACTATTTCACTTAATTGAGTATCTAAAGTATCAGGATCAGTTACTTGAATGAGATAATTAACAATTTGACCATTTATTTCATCAATTATACTTGAATCAGCAGCAAAACCAACACTTGAAAAATTGGGACTAATATCATCATGCATTAATACCCTGTTGGTAATACATTTGTTAAAGTTAGTTAAATTTTTTGTAGAAAATAAAAGTGTTTTTGTTCTAAATCCAAGACTATTGAAATCTAATACATAATCAAAATTATTGATTGCATCAACTCTATTATCATCACTCACCAAATCTAAAATAATAGTTGCTATTGATTTATCATTATCTGTGCCGAGACCAACTTTTACATTACTCTGTACAGTAGTATCAGCAAAATTTTTCAGTCCTGCAGGATGAACAATGCTATTAACACTATTTGAGAATTTATCCCAAGTTATTGGACTTTTAATTGAATATGATAAATTTTGGTAATAATCATTATCAGGTATAACCTGTATATCTTCATTTAAATTACCAATGTTATTATTCCAACCATACTCTTGACGATTTGAGAAATCAACCTCAAATCGACCTAAATTAGGTTTTGACTTAACTATTTCAGCAGAAACTCCTGATGTTCTACCAATAATCCTATCACCTACATTAACTATATCTAGTCCATCTAATTTAATAAAATCATCTCTTGTTTCAACAATCTTTAGATCAGATTTAACATCATTTAAAATTAAGGGTTCATTTAATTGGAAAGTTCCTCTTTCCTGAATTGGAACTAATTCTGGATAATTCTTTTTATTAATTATAGAAGCATAACCAGATTGGAATGTTTTAGCAATACCTGGATTTGTAGTTACTCCAGCAACACTAAATGTTAGTACAGTATTACTACCAGGTATGTAATCTATAACCTTAAAGAATGAGTAATTATAATTTTCAGAATTGAATCCCTCTCCTAATACTTCACCACCTGATACACCATCTTGCTCAGTAAGTGATCCTGCTTCTCCAAGTCTTTGTATACCCTCAACATAAATCTCATCTCCTACCTCAAATGGTTGAGGATCAACAAATCCATCAAATGGTGTTTGCATGAAACAAGTAACTATTCCACCAGAACTGCTTTGTATTGAGTTAATACCTATCCCATTAGAATTATTGATTGCAAATATTTTATGCTGAACAGAGTCTAATCCATTTATTGGACCAAGTAAATTGACATTAGAAATAGTTTGATTGGGAAGATCTGCTTGTAATGAACCAGTGTCAACTATTTTATTTAAAGTTGGATTAAAGAGAATTAAATTAGGTGGTGTTGTATAGTCTGAACCACCGTTGACAACTTCAATTTTAGATAATGTATCCAAATTATCTACATTTAAAATTGATGGTATATAAACTTCTGGTTGTAAAGTTTTATCAGCAGAATATTCATATCCAATATCAAGAACTCTTACTTTTTTAATTTTACCAATATTTTTAGATTCAACAACTAAATTGGCATTTACACCCTCTTCAGAAATTACTTCTTTAAATAAAGGAACTTTTTTATAATTAAATCCTTTAGATAATATCTTAAATTTTTTAATTGGACCTTTAACTTTAGTTGATTTGGTTGAATATTCAAGTTTTTCGCAATCATTTTCATTATAAGTTAAAAATTCAGGAACTTTTGGTGAAAAATTAAATGTTTCAGGTGTTACATCAGATATTTTATAATCGCCATTGTAAATACTATCTAAGAAAATAATTTGTGAATGATTTTGTACCTCATTATCTGATGTGCTAATAAAACCACCTTTTGTTATTCCATAATATAACACTAAGGGTGTTGATGTAGTGGGTTCTAAAGTTAATGAAGCATCTACAATACCACCTGTTTCTGTTCCAATCCCAACAGTACCTGCTGTACCAACATTGAATAATGTCGAATCTTGAGAACTATTGAATTCATTTTTACCATTATCATAGAAAATTTTAAAATCAAACCCTGCAAGTGTTGTAGTAGATAAACCAAATTTAATCTTAGAATTTTTATAAACCTTAATTTGTGGATTTATAGGTGCAATACTTTGTTTACTTCCACCACTATTATTTGTTAATTCGATTAATCTTATTGGATTTGCAAATAAATCATTATATGTTTCTGCTAATTGGAAAAATCTACTATTAATTTTATTAACAAAATATGTGCCTGTACCTAAACCAGCATTACCCTCGTAGAATACTTTGTCACCAGTATTAAAACCATGATTTTCAATGTTTATTCTATTAACCTCTACATTTGTATTTGTAAATTCTATTGGATTTATTAATAATTTCTCAAATTCATGATTATAATTTACTTCAATTGGAGTTGTTGCACCAATACCAACAGTTTGATTCGGAATTACATTTATAGAAACAACATCACCATTTTGTAAACCATGAGTTGTTGTATTCGCTGCGGAAACCTTTGTTGTTACAGTGCTAACTATTTTATCAATATCACCCGTGACTTGATTAAATTGTGATGATAGATTATACAGATGTGTGTTTATACCTGTAACAGAACTTCCATTTGATTTGAAGTATAGACCTTCTCCTGTACTACCAACACTAACTGTTGATAGACCAATATAATTTTCACTTTTTTTAATGACAAATAAATCTATTGAAACATCACTTGAATCGTATGGTATTGAAAAATTATTATTAGTATCACTAGGATCATCTGTATTTGCAACGTCTAATTGTCTATTTGAAACTGCTGGAACATTAAGTTTTACTTTTTGTCCTGTGACAAATGGATGATTAGGTAAATATATTTGCCTATTAGGTATGGATATTGATTTAATGGTTTCTCCAATTTGATAACTTGTGCTTATTGAATCACCATCTGTACCAACTCCAATTGATTGAGGGGCATTAAAATAAACTACATCATTTAATTGAGAATCGAATTTCTTTGTTTTAACTGGTATTGAAACTCTATTATTCAATAAATCAACGTTCGATCCAAAAGTATGTGCAATTCCAGTATTTCTCAATACACGAATTATTTTTTGTTGTTTATACGCATTCAACACAGTTACAATTTCATCATTAACCGTATTGCCAGAACCAAGTCTTAACGTATTATTAGGTAATATATCTTCTGGCAATTTATTAACAAAAATATCTTCAACTGCAACTAAACCAGATGCTACAAAGTTTGTGGTTTTGGCTAAAGAAACACGAGAAGTAGAAACTCCAATAGAGAATGAATCAGTTAAATTTTGGATTGATGTGCTTAAACCTGAAACAAACACAAAATCTTCATTATTTAATTCAATATATGTTGATATACCTGCTGTAACTGTTTTGTCGTTTGACCATGTAAATACTAAATCTTCAAATCTAGTCAACTCTGTTTGTATGCTAGAAACACCTAAACCAACTAATTCACTTACTTCTGCTTTAAATCCTAAACCATTTGTATCGGTATCGTCAAAAGAGGTAAGATCACCAACTTTATAATCTGCACCTGGATTCAGAATTGATATAGTTTCTATTTCACCCTTAGATACAGATTCTACTTGTGTGATTTGTCTGATAAATTCATTAGATTCTGTAAGAAAATCATATTCAGCAAATTTTTCTCCGATGTTATATGGATATGTATTTCTTACTAATTTAGAATTATTAAATTCAAAATTATGATCCAATTTAAGATTATCTTGAATTAACGGTAATCTAAATGTTTTACCTATGAAGTATGGATATTTACCAACAATTTTACCATCAATATTACTTTTTTCTACAGTTGCAAAGTAAGCGTAGATTCCATTTGGAAATTCTGGTGTTTTACAAAATCTTCCATTATGAATATCTAAATCTCCAGAATTATTAAAGATGTAATCATTAATAAAGAATCCCTCATCAAATCCAGAAGGTCTATTCTGAACACTGGATATATTTTTAATGTATGAAGATTCTAATATACGTATCGGTGAATTTATATTATTTGGTTCTGAATATCCAAACGGACCATAAATTGGAACACCATCATATGCCCATCCTATAATTGATGAGTGTTTTGTTACTTGATTAAATTCTCCACTAGGTAAAGTATTATAAGTATCGAATTCTAAGTTTTCTAAGAGTGATTGATTAATACCAATTATATTAAAACTTAAAAAATTATCTCTCGGTACTAAAATTGTATCTCCTTCTCTAAACTGTTCATTAAGTTGTAATTTTCTTACTGAAGTATCAAATGAACCTCTTATACCTCTGGTTATAACATCTACATTAGTATCCCCTTGACTGTATCCTATACCGCTACTGATAATTACAGCATCTACTAACTTACCATTCTCTATAACAGGTCTTACAACGGCACCTGCACCCTTTCCAGATGATGTTATTTTTATATCAGGTGAAGAATTATATCCTCTTCCTTGATCAGATACAACAACATTCACCACTTTACCATTCTGAATTATTGGTGTAATAGACGCTGAACTTCCAGATTCTATGGTGACATTTGGATTGGATATGTTATTTAATATTTTAGAACCATAATCTGTTCCCTCTTCATACAAGTAAGCACCAGTTAATGAACCTGTAACAACTGGTGTGATAGTAAATGAACCAGTTACCGAACCTGTATATAAAACTTCAATATTAACTTTGATATCAGGATACTTAAACGTTTGATAACCAGTTCCAGTTGATGATAAATTAACAATTTTACCTCTGTCAAAATCAGATGTAGAAGTTCCACCTATTCCTGCATTTGATAACTTAAACGTATGATCATCGACTTTAGAAACATAATAAGACGATGTAGTTGTTAATCCTTGAATTGATTGTGGTGTGGTTGATCCAAGACCAACAGTTGGCGAATAATTAATTAAATCACCATGCTTGAATCCATGATCTTTAAAGTTTATAGTATTGAATGAAGTAGATATTCCTGATGGTTTAACACGTAGTTTTCTATATTCATATCCTTCACCTGAATTTAATACTTTAATATTGTTTATTGTATTTTTTGTTTCTGTTCTAAAAATGTGAATTCCAGCAGCTGCAGTATCAGTTGCTATTCCTATTGTGTTTACTCCACTTAATGCATCATTTTGTGTTTCGTAAATTCTAATTGTTTGAGGATTAATAACACTTACAAAATATGGATCACCGTTTGCAAGTGTTCCTTCTATGGTGTTTAGATTATTATCAAACGCTGAACCAATACCCAGAGAAGAATTACCATTATTCAAATAATAAACAATTTGACCATCCTCTAAATTATGATCAGTCTCAAAGGTTATTGTTTCATTTACAATATCAAGACTACCACCAAAAAATAAATTTCTACTATCAAATGGTAATTCTCTAAATCGAGTACCAGTAACTGCTTCTAATTCACATCCATTTCCATTTCCACCAGTTAATGATATACTCTTTACTGATTTTACATCAAAATCTTGTGGATCAATAATAACTTGTTTAACTGAACCACTTATAATGGGTTCTGCAAACGCAGTATTACCTAAACCTGTTTCTATTAATATTTTTGGTGGATTAATAATGTCATAATCCTCTCCACCATTTATTAGATTAATACTAGATAAAGGTCCATAACTAACAAAATCATCTGATACTGGAGATCTTACTTCAACTCCATTCTTCAGAATACCAATATCAGTTACATTTTCATCATTCGTAGATGAATCAAATAAACTTTGTGATAAAGGAAATCTTCTTAATATTTTGTTTGCACTTATTTTTTTACCGTGTTGTTTTAATAAGGTAAAGGAGTGTAAATCTTTTTGTGAAACCCCTAAACCAACTTGCACCGTGCTTGCAGATCCTACTTGTGCCCTAGAAAGGTAAAGAGCTAATTTACTAATGTTCGACCCAACGTTTGCTGCTATTGGATTTACATAGTATATTTGACCATCTGATAAACCTGGTGCAACCTCTGATGGGTCAGTAGCATGAGTTGGACTGTAGTTACCACCTAATGGATCTGTTTGATTTTCAGCATTAGGATCTTTGATTGAATTGTAAACAACAGCATCTCCCTGTATAAATTTAATATCTCTATTTGTGTCGAAATAAAATTGTATATAATTAAATAATCCAGTTGTGGTATCTTGACTATCACGATCAAAAGAGAATCTAAAAGATGTATTCGCAATACCTACCAATGTTTCTCTAATAATATCATCATCTATATTAAAATCGGGTAGTGAATTTGATGCAACATAACCTTCGATATCACCATCAGTGTAAACATTAAGTACATTAGATATGATTTCTTCATTTCCCTCTCTAATATCAATTTTTGTACTTGTTGCCTTTTCAACTACTCTACGGATATCGTAATCCTGCCCCTCAACTGGTGTAAATGATAAATTCGCAGTGGTTATTATATCATCATCAGATACAGCTGACTGAACATTAAATGTACCCTCACTAACGACTTTTTGACCCCTTCTAAGAACCTGAAATTCATCACCAACTTTAATAGATGACTTATCAATTAAAGTATCTAATTTAATATTACCAAGACCAGCACCAGTATTTTGTATATTAACATTAAATCTAGAACTTGTATTATAAATCCACGAATTTGCAAAATTTTCCTTATAAGTTACGCCATTATTAAATATTTTTTGACCTAAATGCTTAACAAATATATTTTCACCTTCGTTTACTGATGTAACATTATCATCAACTACTAAATTATTCAATACACCTGTTATTCTTAACTCTACTTTCTTTGATAAATCTCCATTTTCATATCCAAAAATGCTACTATTTAATCTAATATCATCAGCAGTATTGATTTGATTAGTTATTCCACTACAATTAAAAAATTGATTGATTGATTTATCAGTGTAATCTATAGTATTATTACCACTGATGATAGTTCCTGTTGTCCCAAATCCAACTGTTGAGTCAACAGAAATAATTGATGAACTAGGGGATACAGTATTTAATACTTTTGTATTAGGATTAACAGTAAATATACCTTGAATTAAATCTCTATCACTAAATCCAACAAATAGAGACATTTTATAGTATGATTTATCATCTCTGTTAAATATTTCTACTTCAGAAACAGATGCATTTGTTTGTAGATCATCACTTTTAAATATTGTTTGACCTACCAAATTTTGTGGGTTTCCTCCATCTGTAATTAAATCAGCAACAATTACTTCTCTTCTTATAAATTCAGCACCAGAGGGTTTAATTAAATTGCCTTCAAGGTCAATTATTGTTGTATCAACACCATATAATACTTTGAATAATATTTTTATAGATTCCTCAATACCTTTTGATTGATAGAATGAGCGAGCGAACTTAATAAAATTACCTACATCTAAATCAGGAGTAAACTCAACATCCTCAAATCCAGGTAAAAATGTTTTCTTTAATTTCCTATAAAACTCCTGTATGAATAATACAGATAAGTTTTGTACTGTAGATCCATCTATATGACTGTCTGCTAATGTATCTTCAAAGATTAATTTTTCTCTATTAACATCTATTAAAGAAGAAGATACTCCTACATTGTATCCTGTAATTCCACTAAATCCACGTTCGCAACCTGTAAATGATGTAGATGTAATACCAGTATAAGTGATTATTTCATTATCAATTTTTAATAATCCATATTCATCTGGAAATCCTTTTGTACTCGTAACGTTTATTGTTGTATCTGTTGATGCAACACCAGCAGTTATGCTAGTTAACCCAACAACAACTTCTGGTACAAGATTATCTACTTTAATATATTGATCAAAATTCTGAATTATATCAGAAGCACCTCCTTGAAATTCTTGGGAGATGTAATATTGTTTGAAAAATTCTACAGCATTAGGAAAATCAGCTGTTACAAATTCTGGCAACTGATTTTCAATAATAGTGTTAACTTTTATTCTTTTGTCAAATTGTGACATAAATTATTTCCTCTCTAAAACTCCATTTGAGTAACTTGAGGTATAGTAATCTCTAGTAAATACAACACCTGAAACATCTTCTCCTGATGCAATTACGTCCTTCAACATATTTATCGAACTATTTGAAACGTCTAAACTAACAAACAAATCTTTTAATCCAATAATATCATTTGAATCAGGGAATGCCTGTATTTCAATTATATTATTTTGTGCCACTGTTGATGTGATGTTGATTGTGTTTAGTATTACCTCACCTTTTTTATAATCAACTAAACCAGCATCTTTAAGTAAAACTTGAATATTATTCTTTTCATCCCTAGTAACAACACTTATTGTTCCTTTCATACTTCCATCAAGATTTCCTGCAGAATCCTTATTAGGAATATCCGTCAAAAATGCTGTTGATGGACTTCCTGAAATTGTAAAACCTGTACTTTTTATATTATATCCAGCAGAATTAATATGAAACTTATTACCAAAACATAGTTCATATTGAGCAAACTGATTTATTAAAGCCTTTAGGTCTCTTCTGATAATAATTTTTGTAATATTAGATGTAATACCATCATTAATTCTATCAATAAGTTGATTAACTTTACTATACTTAAATCTACCGCCAAATTTATTCATCTCAACATTAGTTGCATGATTTTGCAATGCATTAATAACATTTGTTCTTAATGAAATTGGTGAACCCACTTTAGATGGGTCATAATAGACATTAGAATCAACCTCGACATAAAGAATTTTTAGGTCAACTATTTCATTATTGATACCAGCAACTGCGTAACTCTTGAGTTTATTTTTGATCTGCGTTTTGTCAAAATCAGATACGAATGTGCCATTTTTTGGTTTAATACTAATCTGAACTTTACCAAATTGTGGAGGGTCTAATTCTTCACCACCAATGACAGCAACAGACTCCGTTTGGGGATAAATTTGATTAATTATTGCCTCATAATCTCTTGGTGTAACTGCTCTGTATTGTGCTGAGTAAAGTCTTGGTGCAAAATACTTAATAGAAGACACATCTTCAACTTCAGACCCTCTAGAAGCGTTTGTGACTGTAGTTATCGTTACGGTATCAGCAGGAGTAAAGAATGTCCCATCATCCTTAGAAAATGTTCCTTGGAAACTAAAATTACTTGGTCCATTTCCATCTTGACCATCAGTTACAATATACGATGATGATATAATTGAACCATTTTCTAACTTCTTACCAAAAAATCCATCTCCAAACAAAATCTCATATTTTTCATCCTGCACTTCTTGTGCGAGATAAATTTCTGAGTTTTTATTCAACTTTAATATGTTATCAACTCTTGAATACTTTCTTCCTTTTGTTGCTGTATTTGGATCTGAAACATGCACAACTAATGTCGAAGCATCAATATTTGGACTATCGATGATAAATCTTTGATCAACTGATGTATTAACTCTAAAATTACGAGTTAAGTATGTTCCCTCATAAATTGAAATTTCATCATTAAATTGAGCAAATGAATTGCCACCAATTGATTTTACTGAACTTGAAGTAATACTTTCAGGAATTGAAAATCTAAAAGTTGTATTTTCACTCGCACCGACACATATGAGACCTGCTCGTAATGTAATAAACCTTGGTGTTGCATCTGTTGTTGGACCTAAATCAATGTCATCAATTTTTATTGTAGCAATCGCTGCTCTTTTTGAGCGAGGAACATAACCAATATTTCTTGCGAGTGAAACTACATTCTCTCGAATTGTCGCAGAATCTAAGAAAGATTCATTTGCTACTAAATTTGCATTAAATGCATTAATATAAGTGTTATATGCAAGGGTATCAATTAGAACTGAAAAATTAGACCCCTCAAAGTCAAAATCAGTAAAATTTGAATTTGATCGTAAAAAATCTTTGATTTGTACTTTGATATCATCAAAGTCTAAACTAGTGTACTGAGTAAATGGCATATTATCTCGTTGGTTCTAATAAAAAACTAAAGGACTGAGTTGGAACTGCTAAACCAGATATATCAAAAAACACCTTAACTTCCAATTCATTTAAATCTGGTCTTCCAATCACATCTACACTAACATTAGTTACTCTTGGTTCAAAGTTATTGATAGTTTCCTTTATTTGATCCTCAATAACATAAACAGTTGTTCTTGAAAAATTCTCAAACAATGATTCTCTAATGTCTGTACCGATCAAAGGGTTAAAAAACCGTTCTGTAGGTATTGTTTCAACTAAATTTCTCACTGATCTGGCAATCGCACGTTCATTCAACAGCACAGGCAAGTCTTTTGTCACTGGATGTGGTGAAAAAGACAAACTTATATCCTTAAATGCTCTAGATTTGCGTTGAATCGCCATTAGTGGTACTTTTAGATTTATTTATACCCTATCTTGTATAATCATTCATCTCATAATCATCACTATCAAAGTAATCAAGTAACCACCATGCTACTGAACGGGGATTTTTGCTACCACAAGTAAAAATATCGACTGCAACACACTGTTTTTCTGGCCAAGTATGACAACAAAGATGACTTTCACCCAATGTGACAGTGCAAGTCACTCCAACAGGGTCAAATTGATGAGTATACGTATTTAAGACCCTTAGATTTTCAGTTTGACAAGCACTAACACACCTTTCTTCAATTTTCTTTGCATCATTTAACTTTTCAACGGAGACATTATAGACTTCAATGAGCAAATGTTGTCCCATATGGGCATTTTTTACTTTTTTCTTAATCATGCTGATCCTATGTAGTCATCCATTGTAAAATCATCACTATCAAAGTAATCAAGAAAACAAAATGCCAATCCACGGTTATTTTTTTCGCCACAAGTGTAGATATTGATCGTAGCACTTGCTTTTTCGGGACATGTAGTACAACAAATACGCATATCTTCCGTAGTAGCGGTGCAGGATACCCCAGAAAAACCAAATTTAATCGTTTCTACATCTAATTTCTTTGGTTTTTCATCTTTTACTATTAAAACACACCGTTCTTCAATTTTTTTCTTACTTTTTAACTTGTCAGATTGAACATTACGCACTTCAAGAAGAAAGTGATGACTTACATAACTGTCATCAAAGGTTTTTTTAGTCATAAATTACTCCATAATCATCTTCTAAGACCTCTTTGAGATAATTTTCATCCCAATAGTCATAATAATTGGTTTTTGCAAGTTTTTTTCTTGCTTCAGTAAGTTCTTTTCGTGGTTGACAAAGAACTAAGTTATATTTTCCGTTACTTGTTTGGATTCCTTGTATATATGTCTTCGTTTTTCCATGATCTGCAATAAATTTGTAGTCAGGATAGTTACGATTATAGTCATCAACTGCATCATATAAGAAATTTGCACTTATATCATCTTCCACCACGTAAATTATAACATCAAAATCATCTCTTGGCACGATTTGAGACAATTTTTCATCTACAATCTTAAAATTTGCCTTTGATGCATAGGGACATATTGCAAAATTACCTAATTCTGGTCTAATTTTTGATAATTGACCAATCCAATGTAAAATATATCTACTTTTCTTGTCTCTCATCAGGTGTTGTCCAAAAATAATCATCACAATCACCTAATCGACCCCAGTTTACATCATTCTCAACCTCAAATATACGTGTCGAGACCTTAAAATCAGGTGTTTTAACTGGATCAGGTGTCATTGAGGTGTCATAAATCCGACAACGATTGTTTGGATAGAGACAATACTGTCCATTTCGCAATTCAATTAGATTAAATGACTTATGTTCATCGGGCATCTCACTTGTTGATGGGTCAATCTGGTCAAAATCACCATGATAGTTGTCTAAAGTACAAATATACTGTCCTTTTTGATTCCCAAAATGTCTTGTACGACATTCCCACTCCATCGGAGCAACAAATTGCTTGACAATCACTGTAAAATCATAGTCCATACAATTCCAGAACTGTAAATTGACTAAATCCATGTCTGGATCAGGTGTGTTTGGTGACGAGAGAAACGCTGAAATTGGAAGTTTATCATACATCGCTCCATATTCAGGCAAATATGTCTCAAAATAGAAGGCACGACCTTGTATTGACTTGGCACATACCCAGATTCCTTCAATAAACTCTCCATGACCTGATTGAAAGTCAGTTAGATACTCTTTTCGTACCCATACTTTTTTTGTTGGTAGGTTTGCAATTAATTTTGACATGTTTCAAAGAAGTTAGAAATCTCGTATCCCTGTAGTTTTGATTTATAATCGGATGATTCTCCAAGATAAAAGTAATCATATCCCAATCTCTTATATAATGCTATCTCATTCTTGTTGGCAACGTGCCCTAAACTCAGTTTTTTATTCTTATAATTCCATGCAAACTGATCCGCCCATACACTATTTACGCTCTTAAATTTATAAGCAAGAGTAAAGGCAGAGAGTTCATTTCCATCATAATATCCAATCACATCAGTATGTGGTAGTTCAAACTCTTCACGAAATATCGGAACAGTTCCCTTAAATTTCTTATAAGCAAGATAATCTTTATATACTTCTAAACATCTCTCAAAGGAAGAACTACCAAGAATACGATAGTTATGGTACTCTTGATAGTTTGTGTCCTTCAATCGGATTCGACAATACATTATCGTCCTTGACCTCTGTATCTCTTGCGAGCCGAGTTACGAGAGGTTGCTGAATATTTTGAGTGTTTTCCTCTTCCTTGTCGAGATTTTTTAGGTCGAGCATCACGATTGTAAGACGCTCCACTTAACATTCCCTTTGCCATTTAGTTTTCCTCCTTTATAGGTTCATAAGTAATTTGTTCACTAATCTTTTCACCAGTGACATATTGTTCAACTGCGAAATCTTCAAGACGGTCAAGTAATTCATTCTCTGATAAGTCCCAGAAAATGATTTCACCGTTACGTAGAAGGTTATAACGTGTCATTTGAGTCTGTCGATAAGTTCTGATTCATCGATTGCTTCTCTTATAATTCTCTTCAGTTGTTTGCCTTTCTTTCCAAAACCAACTG